CAGTGCGGTGTTTGGTGCTGGCCTTGCGGGACGGGTCGGCAAACAAGGCCCCGCAAGTCTCTACGCTGGCATTCCCTGCCATACAGTGTATAGAGATCGTGTCAATCACATGATTGCGCCGCCCGGAATGGTTGGGGGATAGTTTGGTGTAGGTCACAAGAGGGCTGTTACTCATCTTCATCTCCCCCTTTTCCATCGGTCATCTCGTCCAGCATAGATTCTGGAATATCATCTTCTGGATGTACAACGGACAGAGGAGCATTCTTTTCTTCCATAGGAATCACTCCTTTTACTTAAAAAGGTCTGCCAGCGTCTTTGTCTTAGACTTCATGTAGGAACGCTGAATATCGTTCCACTCGTCCATTTCCTTTTCCCATCCGGTCCAGCCCTGCTGCTGCGCATACATGCGGGAGGCGATATCTACATCCACGCCCTCTTTCTCGCTGATAGCCTTAATTGCCATGCGATTCGCATAAAAACGGTTTGCCATACGAATTCTCCTTCTTTGTCTTTAGTTTTTGTTTGCAGTTTCTTTCTCAACTTCCGGGAGCCCCGCCACACTGGTCAGAAGGCTCACCACAGCCGCCAGGACAGCCGCAGAGGCCACCATGGGCCAGTTGACATCCCCCAGTGCCACGGCGGCTCCAATGCAGCCTACGGCAGTCTGCGCCAAGGTTTTGATGGCTCTCATTCCAGCCGCTTTCCACCAGGCTTTCCATTTTTCACTCATTCCCTTCACCTCCTCTCCACAATATGAAGTCTTTCGACTTCGGCCATGATTGTTGATAAATGCCCGTTTCCTCCAAGTGATTTGTACGCTTGATACATTTCAGTGAGGTTTTCCTTGTCATCTAAGGAAATTTCTCCTTCGTGAATGTATGAGGAGCCGAGATATCTAACGCGGTCAATCATCAATACTTTTTGCGCTTCCACAAGCGCGTCCAGTTTCCCGGACGAATTCTTTTTCTTGGCCCAGTGGTGGTTTAGGATCGCTATGACAATCGCGGATAAACCGCTGGACCCGATGGCAACACTAATCAAAGAGAGAATAGGTTCCATTTTGGAACCTCCTTAATATTGATTTTTTCATATTCATGAGTATGATAAGAGAAGAAATGGAGGAACTCATGATGAGGAAGATTGAACAGAGAATATATTCCATTCTTGCTCCCGCGACAATTCAAATTTATCCTTTTGTAACATCTTGCGAACGGATCGCAAAGCTCTTATTTGAAGATGAAATTCCGATAGATGTCATAAAGTTGCACCGTGACATATATTCTGTCATTGGACGAAGTCTATCAAAAAGCCCTAATTCAATTTCACGCAGCGTTGAAAGACTGCTTAAGAAAATGTGGGAGACTTCTCCAGAAGCAATAAGTGCTATTGCTGGGAAACCATTAGACCGGTGCCCAAAAGTTAAACAAGGATTGCTTTTTTTTCGCATATTATTTTTATATGGAGAGGCCCTTCTTTCAAAATTGAATTAGTAAGTTTTGCCAAGATTGTCATGGGAATTAGAAAGAGGCTCTATTACATATAGGGTCTCTTTTTTTATTCCTTGATCTCCTCCCAAAACTCCGGATTCGTCTCCGGGGACCAGGTGTTGGTGTCGATCTTGCTGCGCCAGGTTTTGCCACCGGCGGTACAGCAATCCCCTTTGGTGTAGGGGGAAGTGGAGAGGGAGAGGAAGGGCAGCGCCTTGCCCGGGTCGGTGGACCAGACAAATCCCCACTGGGCGGGCAGTTCCTCCGGTTCCTGGGGGTAGATTTCACTGTCGTAGACCTGGAGGAGACGAACCACCCGCCCGGCGCTGGACCGGCAGACAAAGCCATCTTTCTGGCCTGCCTTGCGCTCCAGCATGTTTTTGGCAGTTCTGGCCGCCTGGAAGTCTGGGATATACTCCTCCGCAGCACAGAGTTCCGTGCCGGTCATGGAGGGGGATTCTGCTTGCAAGTTGACTGCGGCAGACTTCCCCGCCCGGCGCAGGGTATCCAAAACAAACTCTTTTTCAGTCAACGTCATTCACTCCTTCTCGAATTGCTGCCGCCATGGCGGCCCAGGTGACGGGTTCCTCCGGCTCTTCCGGCGGGAGGTCGGGGTGGTCTGCTTCATAGGCGTCCAGCGCCTCCTGGTTGGTCTCCAGGCTTGTTACAGCGCCGTTTTCCACGGTTAGGGTCACAAACCCCTTTGCCGCAAGATAGGGGCTCAGGAGATCGTCAGGAAGGGTCACACAGTTTGGGAAAGGTTGTCCCATGGGGTTGCCGTGGTTACCGGATTCATTGGGGGTTGGATTGATATAATACATGGTTTTCCTCCAATCAATTTATCAAATTACTGCGGTATACACGTATTTTGTGCCGGAATTGTTTAATTGAATGTCAGCATTATTTGCATACCAGCTAAAGTCCGTTCCATCAGACACTATTTGCTGATAAGATAAGGAGGCGCTACCTGAATATCCAGAAAACGAAGAGTTCCCGCCAAAAACAAAAAGCATCATTCTGTTGGCACCATTATAGGGTGTAATGAATACAAGTTTGGGCGTCCGAGAAAGATGGATTGTATTCAGATTGCTCGAGCCGTATGTCCCGGTTCCGGTATAACTTCCAGTTTCCACAGAGACTTTCTCTCCCAACACCCCCAGATAATCAATGGTGGTGCCTGCGGGGATGGCGGGGTAGCCGGTGACCTGTTGCATTTTACTGACAAGAAATCCATAATTATATGGATAACCGAGAGAGACTCCGTTTTCAAAGTAACTGACAATGGCATCATCGGGGATATAGACAAGGTTAGTTCCTTCACTTCCACCATTATCTTTTTCTCCACTCACAGTAATAAATTTACCTCTAATAGCACTTTGAATATTACTAACCCAGCTATCATTAGTGGCATTTGCGGTATAACTTTTTACATTTTCCTGTGTCAATGTCCCAGTATCGGAAACTTTAATTGTCTCGGAGTAATAATAATTGGACGCATTACCAGTCCATGCCGATGCAAACAGGTATCCACTCACCATATCCCCCAACACATACCCCGCCTCTTTCGCATCATCTCCCTCCTGGTAGGCGTTGCGGTTGACAGAGGTTAGGTAGGTGATGTGGGTGCCTGCGGGAGTGAGGGGGTAAGCGTCAACACGCTGTAATTTATCCACAATGATGGTCGCCGAGTTAACACTAATTTGCGCATCATTAGGTACATAATATGTTTTATTTTGGTCTAAGGCCGGAGGGCCAAACCAGTTTCCAAAGTCATTTATATAGTATAGTTTTATATATTTACCCCTAAGCCATGATGCAGCATTTAGCGCATCGTTTGCTTGATAATGTGTTGTTGCAGAATTGAGTGAAATTCCGCCGCCATCATCCACTGTTATAGAGTCAGCGCAATTGATGTATGCAGTACGTTGATTCGAATTTCCTAAATTGATGAGTGCATTGGGTACATCGTCTAATGTCCTATCTGTATTGTCATCCACTAATTTGTACCCCGCCGGGACCTCCTCCTCCGTAGTCACCGTCTTCCTCCACACATGGACATTGCCGATATTTGCAAGGACGTTGAAAGCATCGTTGGGGGTTGAATTAGCTCCCGTAGAAAGGCCCAGCGTGGAGATCACCGTATCTGAGAGAAGGTTTGCTTTGTTTAGAGGAGTTCCCTGCTGGGTCCAACCGTCTTTATTAATCCCATTGAAATCTACGGGAAATGTCCCGGCAATCATGGCCTGCAAAAAGTCCTCATAGGTTGGATAGAGGGACAAGGCTTCCCCCACTGTTTTTAGGTATCGTGAGTTCCCGATTCCTTTAATAACTGCGTCTTGCATCAAAACACACCCTTTCTTAAAATTCTCCGCACATGGTCTCTCCCGCCATGAGATAGGATTTATCCATCCATTGGAACATGGATTCTACTTGGACAAGGATCTTTTCCAAATTGTTCGCTTCCTGGAAGGTAAAACTCTGCATATCAGAGGGGGCTTCTGGAAGATCAGGTACAAAGGGGAAGGTCTCTCGAATCCGTTTAACATTAGAAACATATCCCTCAGACTGCTCTAATGTTGGCTTGTCCTCTTTCACCCAATAATCTCTGCCCGGTTTTGGATTGACTGGAACATACGGGTTTACATACCCACGGGTATATAAACTATCTGAAAGGAACTCGGCAGCCGTTGTAACCCGGTTCATATCAGTTTCGTTATATGCTCCCTTGTAGCTTGTCTGTGCAAGCTGAATTAGTTCTTCTTCTGTCTGATCTTCTTTGGATAAAATCGTAAGAAGTTCCTCAATGTCCGCCTGGCTACGGTCTGTAATGAGCCATATGACATAAAGCCGAAAAGAAGAGGACAGACCTGCTTTGTCCGTTGCGGTAACAGTGATGTAGTTCTCCCCCACGCGAAGCGGCACCGTATGTGAGAACTGTCCGTGTTCATCAATAGCCGCTTCCTCCCCTCCCACAAGCAAGGTGACAGGAGATGTCGTCACATCCTTTGTTACTCCTTCCACCGTAATAGATTCATCGTCAACGATTTGCCTGTACTCATGCACAGTCAGCTCAGGAGGAACCGTGTCTACAATGTAAACCGAAGATAAACTGGCTTGATTCCCGTCGTTGTCCTGGATGGAGGCGGTCAAGCTGTGATTCCCTTCGCTCAGTTCATTTCGTGGAGTATAGGTGAACTGATAACCTTTCTCCGTGGCCTGCGTGGAAATATCTCCCTCGACCCCATCAATCAGCATAGACAGAGAGGATGGATCAATCCCGGAGCCGTTCTCCTCGTCAAATGCTTCTACAACAAAGGTCGGAACCTTGGTTGTCAATATCCCTTCTGCCGGAGATAATAGCTGAATAGTCGGGGGGACTTCCTCTTGCACCGTCAACCGAAGCCCAGGGATATTCGTCCCATCCGTTGTGGTGGAAACGCCCTTGTCGTTCGTCGCGGTTATTTCTGTGTTGAAATATCCCCCTTCTTCATTGTGGGAGGTTTTGGCCGGAACAATGACAGTCTCATATTTCCTTGTCGTTTCATTAAATGTAAGAGTGTATTCCTGTCCATCGAACGTCGCTTTTACTGTGGTTATCGACATGAACTACACCTCCCCACTTTGAAACTCACCCGACACTCTGATCTCTTCTTGCTCTATCGTCTGCACATCAAGTACGATCACTTGGAGCAATACAGAATCCCCGACATTTGCAGTCACTGGCGTGAACGTCGCTGAGATCACAATAGGAGACCACTCTTCTGCCATTTAGATCACCCCCCAGATACCGGCCAAAAAGTCCATTCGTCTACTGTATATCCCAATATAAAATGACGCACCCGGAAGCTCCAGGCACACCTTCTTCTCCTTCTCCGGGGTAGTTGTCGATCACAGTCCTGCTCCAGGAATTACCTTCCTCATCTGTGCCGCTCTCTTCACGTCTATTCCCTTTCACGCCCCCGGCGCCACCTTTTCCACCGTCTCCTGTATTTGCAGTCGGAAGTTGAACCCCGTCTCTTGCAAAGGCATCCCCCGACGCAATGTCTGTATAGTTAGGGTCAAAATTTTGTCCATCTGCGGCAGAATATGAGCCGAATTTTGTTACCCCACCAGATTCTCCAGGAGCGCCACCTCGACCAATCTCCACATTGAACACCTGATTGGGGTTAATTGCGATTGTTTCTGCCCAAACAAGGCCACCCTGTCCGTCTGTTCCATCTGTACCGGCTTCATCCCAAGAACCATCGGTCCCGGTTCCTCCACCAGACCCACCATTTACAAGGATGGCACGCAATTTTAGAACTCCGTCCGGCGCTGTCCATGTCCCTGACGAAGTGATGATTTCCCGGTTCTGGAAAAGAAACGCACCATCTGCCTGGAGCAAAACGCTTGTGCAATTAGATAGCACCCCGCTCGAAAAAGAGAGGTCCTGCTGAATCCGACGCGCCGTCGTGGCATTGGATTCATCCAGCCAAATTGTATCAACGTCTCCAACTTCGGACGCCGGATTCCCACAGTTTGAAATTTCATATTGATTCCCGCCAAAGGTAGACAACATAAGACGCGCAGCGGCAAGCGCCTGCTCCTTTGTTTTGATAAAGGGGTTGTCTACGGACTTTGTCTCACTTGATGAGGTTGAATTGCCAGAAATAACATATTTTGTGTCGTTCCCGTCATTTAAGGTGAAAATGATCGCAGCAACATCGGGATTTGCTTTCATTGTGGGATAGGAAATCAAATTTTCCAACATAATCTTATCTCCTTGATTCCATAGAGGTTCGACAGCAAGTTTCCCTGTTTCTGCGTCTGCTCTTGGCCAAGTGGCAGAGGCCATACATACCCATAAAAGGAGGTCTCCACAGGTTACACCAGAAACATCTCCCGCATTTGAAACGATCAACGCGGTATCCGCATAATTGGCGTCCACTGTATATCGGTTTTCAAAGTTCACTCCAAGTTGCGCCACGATAGCAGCAACCCATCCTTCCAACGTCTCTGGCAAGGATTCTGGAACAATAAATTCTCTGGATTGCAGAAGGCCAATGATGTCTACCAGGTCCCATTGCATGGTCAATCCGTTATCGCTGGTCTTCCATCCTCCAGAATACTGATAAAACATCCCGACGCTCTTATACTCGTCCGTCCCGTCTGGGAGACGAATTCCCATAGAAACGTCTATTGCCTGTCGTTCTTCAATCGACTTAAAAACACCTGCTTTATTCCTTGGTTCAAATCGCCGGTCTAAATTATCCATCTTGATCGTACATGTTCCATACGGAAGGGATAAGCAAGAAATATCCCCCTGGTGTTTCAAGCTAAATTCCGCGATTACATTGCCATCCCATTCCTCGTAGATGCCGGGGATGATCTCAACAACTCGCAGTCTTCTATATGGCAGAGACCACTTCGTAACAGTAACCCGAATGGCGTCTGGATTATTTACTGTAAACCCATCCACATTAATTTCCCGCTTTGTATTCCCCTTAAATTCTTTTATAAAATATGCTGTGCCTCCCTGTTTCACTTCAATCTTGAAGTCAACGGGATATCCGTCCCATACTGCGGTGGGGAAAACGACAGAACATGCCTGCAAAATTAATACATTGGAAAATGTCTCTTCCACGTAAACTGGAGAAGAAAAGGTCCCGTCTTCCTTGGATAGAGAATCTCCAATAAATCCAACCTGGTCGCCCTCTGCTCTGGGAAAGAGATTGAATTCACCATTCAAAATAAACCGATTCCATTCCAACGTTGCATAAGGAACGATCTCAAATACATGGTCATGAACCTGCCCTGGGACGCTGAACTCATCCTCTCCATCCGAGTTCACGACGCCAAATACAATATCCGGGCTGCTGATATCAATCACAGCCCGAAGGACAACGCGCCTGGTATCCCCATAAACCGCCAATTTATAGGCAGAAGAGCTGTCAATCATGCGGCCTCACCTCTCGTAACTCCAGGGAAAAATCCCCCCAAAGAGGCCTTGCGGTATCCCCATTTTCTCCTGGAAGCATCTGACTCCACATGAATTTAGGGTACGTAAAGGCCATGACAAGAAAGTTCGAATAAAGGAGTGTTCCAGAGGAATCCGGAGGCAAAAATCCACACGTAATCGCTTGCCTTGTCCCTTTTCGGCACGCTGAAATCCATTTATTTTTTGTATCATCATCAAAAAAACCATACTGATATGTAATATGCCAGACATTCCCTCTCAGTTGACGAACGACTCGACCTAAAATCATTTCCACGTCGACGAACAATGGCTGTTCTTCCGCAAAATAACCATTCTTTATGCTTTCTGGCAGGACCATGTTGTATCCAGTTGTATCTAAAATAAGTTGTGTCATAATCTTTCTCACTTCGGATTCAGAATAGGGGTGCCGTTTGCTTTAGCATACTTTGTCAAAGGGTCAAACAGATATTTTGCTAATTTCGTCCCATCCGGGAGAACAAGATTGAGTGTAATCGGCCCATTCTGTCCTGAATTTTGCACTGCGGAAGATATCCCATTGATTATCCCCGCAGAGGACCTTCCAATACCAGAGTCAGAAAAACTAACTCTCGCCGTATCAAGTGCTTTTACATCTCTGATAGCCGGTACCGGGACCTCAACACTTCCCGCTTCTAAAAGCCGATTTGCCATGTTTGACATAGCATCAAGCGCAGATGGCATCCCCTTGTCAACTCCAACCGCAATACCCGCTGGGATCATCATACCCACAACATCTCGAAACGCTCTGGAAGGACTGTTTATCCCAAGGGCACTCTTAGCTGCATTCAGCAAACTTTTTGCTTTATCACTTACCCAACCGGTTAAAGCACTCCACCCTCTTGATATTCCGTTTTTAATCCCATTCACAATGGCGCTTCCAATGTCTAAAAACGCATTGAACGCATTCGAAAAAACGCCTTTTATGTCTTCCCAAACGCCGCTAAAGAAACTTGTAATTCCATCCCAAGCAGACTGAGCGGCTTCTTTTGCAGACTGGAATTTTTCACTAAAGAAATCTCGAACCGCAGAGAAAACACCTTTAATCCCTTCCCATACGGAAGAAAAGAAACTGGAAATTCCATCCCAGGCCGCCTCTGACGACTGCCTCGCCTGCTGGAATCTTTCACTGAAAAATTCCTTAACGGCGGAAAAGGCTCCTTTGATTCCTTCCCATACACCGGAAAAGAAGTCCTTCACCGTACTCCACGCAGCTACAATGGCGTCTTTGGCCGAAAGGAAAAATCCTTTAATTGCTTCCCAAATTGCGCCAACGGCATCTCGGAACCCTTCATTCGTTGTCCACAGGGTAACAATCGCGGTAACAAGAGAAACCACCAATGTAATGATCGCGCCAATTGGGTTGGCTTTCATTGCCACATTTAACCCTTGTTGTGCTGTTGTCGCCGCAACCGTCGCCGGGACAAACAAGCTGGTGAGAGAGGCAACAATCCCAGAGATCAAGGAGGTCACTTTCCAAGTAGCAAATGCCGCGCCAATACCCGCAACCGCAGAAATGATTGTGGGGCCGTTATTCACAAAAAATCCCACAAACTGAGAGAACCCATTGACAAGAGAAGAAACATCAATCCCAGAAATAAAATTTGCAATCTGGGGGGCAACCGCCGCCAAGGCCGGTGCAAATTCTGTTAAAAGCGCCGTTTTAACCTGAGAGACCGCGCCTCCAATCTGTGCCATTGCATCTTGCACTTGCTGCTGTGCAGACCTGGATTGTACCAACGCGTCATTGTTTCTATAAAATGCGTCACTGGCTTCATCATAGGTGCCCGCAAGGGTATCCATAATGAGTTGATTCCGCTCGCTCTCTGTGGTGCAAGCCGCCAATTTTTTATTGAAATCATCTTCGCTGATTCCTGCCCAATTAAGGGCATCAGCCAGAGATCCTGTTACTTGGCCGACTTTTGCTGTTTCATTCGCGGATTCAATCAGACCTTCAATGGGAAGAGAGTCGCCGAAGGTACCAAAAACTCCCGCTGCAATATCAGTCCAGATAGCAATATCCTGCTCACTTTGAGCCAGCTTTGCCAGAAGCTGAGAAGCTTCCGTCGCTGTGTCAGTGTCGCCGAGAATACCATAAAACGCACTGTAAGCCTGCTGCGCTGCCCCAGCGCTCATCCCCGCAGCGTCAAAGGCAGTATTTAACTTGCCTTGCGCAATCCGATATTCTTCCGTCGTTTGATCTAAATTCCAAATTGCAGAAACTAAACCACTAAAGGCAGCAACCGCTTTTTGAATACCGTTTGAAATAAGGTCCGCAAGGACACCTTTTGCGACAGTAAAACCGTCAGACATTTTGGAGGCTGAATCTCCGGCCCCGCGAGCCTCGTTCGATAAATCATCTAATTCTGATTTTAATGCCGCAGCCTTTTCTTCCGCCGCATTTAGTTCTTGGGCAAGGTTTTCTGTTTCTTCCGACGCGTACCCATTTTCTTTCGCAGATTTATTAAATGCATCTGTTAATTTCTCTACATCTGCTTTCGCGGCTGAGTATTGACTTGCCAACAGCTTTATTTTGTTTTTTGTTGTCTCGGAACTTTTTGCGACCTCTTGAAACTTTTCGCTCAATCCTCGACTTTCTTTTGTTGCATCGCTGACTGCTTTTTTATACTCTTTTGTGTCCAGTGATATCTTTGCGTAAAGATCAAATAGGTTAATCGGTGCCACCTCCCATCTAAAATGGCACCGCTTAGCCCTTCTCCACAACCACTTATGTAGAGGAAATAAGTCTCAATCCTGTTTTTTCAATCACTTGCGCAACAATTTCTTCTCCCGTTTGCTCTTTTTGGGGATTGTCCTCGATAAATGAAATCCATCGTTTCTTGATATAGCTTCCCCCCGCATACTTGGCTGTATTTTCCCCAATTACACGCAAAGAATCTGTGATATAAATATCGTATAGTTCCTTTTTGATCGTATTTTTTATTAGTGTTGGAAGGACAGAAATATAAGAACTCCCGCTCATTTTGGGTACTGACAGCAGAGATAGAATTATTTTGTCTCTTCCTCCTGCTGCCACGATTTGAAAAAAGTCAGGAGCTCCCGATCTTGAAACAACTCTCTAATCTGTTTGATCGTTGTTCCTACGTTCTGTTTCCCAATTTCCTCTGCCGAAGTTTCATTCAGTACAGCCAGAACTCCGAAAATATCCGCTCGATGCGCTTTCAGTAAAACTGGCGCCAATGCCGCACACTTTTGCGCCGCAAATGTGTACATTTCTGCGACATTCTTTCCTTTTGTATCAAATTTCTTGCCCAATTCGTCCAGCAGTGCCTTGTCCCCTGTAATGTTTGCAACGTAAGGAGTCAGTTCGCACAGGACGTCCAATGCCCGATCTGTGGAAAGTTCAGAAATTTTCATCAAGACTCACCCGCTTCCGCTGTCCCAGCCTTAATATAAACCTCAAAAGGCACTCTGCTTTGTTCCGCAAGGGAGTAATGCCCTGTAAATTCAAACTCAAATTGTCCCTTTTCTTTGTTTCCGCTTTGCAGCTGGAACCCCCCTGTGGACAGTCCATTCAACATATGAATTGCGACAAACCCACCATTTGTTGCCCCCGTCTTGTCTGAGTAATCTCCCACCCACCAAATGTCTTTGAAATCAGTCGTTAAAAGGTCATTGCGTGGTTTAACAAGGGTTTTGTCCGATGTGTCAATATCCGCAATTCCAACCAATGTTTTTGCAAGGTTTACATCAACGGTCACAAAAGTCCCGGACATGGTAACCTCCCAGCTATCAAGACGCTTTAATTCAAGAACATTGACCGGGGCATTATCAATATCCTCTCCAAAGTCAGAGAATTCTGGCGTTGCAACAAAATTTACCCCGCCAGACGTTGCTCCAAGAATATCCTCTTCTTCCACAGTTCCAGTCCCTGGGGTAAAATCAGACAGTAAAATTCCAGCATTCAGCTGTAACTTCTGAAATGTAGTTTCCGGAATACGTGTAAATTTCATATATAGTTCACTCCCTTAATTTAGTGTGAAATATTCCGCAGTTATATTTATGTATCTTCTCTTAATAGCTGGATCTTCCTGGTATGTAAGACTCTGACACCAAGGTGACCCACGCTTGATCCAGATAAACCCACCATCGCACGGAATTTGTATGCCACCATATCCGATTTTCTTTGATAGCTCTTGTGCCTTTTCATCTGGAATAGCCTCGCTCTCCGTGCGAAACCATAGGTTGACTGTCAGGCCGATCTCCCCGGTGTCAAAGGCCCCGTCAGTGTACTCGTATGTGCCGTAGGGCATGACCACATCGTTAGGCACAGAGCTGGCCCGGTAGAAGGGCATGAACTCGTTAAACCAAGCATAGAGGGCTTTATTTTTAGTCATGTGGTCAGCGCCCACCTTTCTGCCGTGAAGTATTTCAGCGGCAGCGTGGAGGAGCGTGGGGCCTGCTTGTCCTCCGGGTTGGAGGTTACGCGATAGGTTTCGCCTGTACCCTTGTCCTTGAATACGTCGTTGTACTCAATGGGTACAGCCTTGTCCACCAAGGCGGAATAGAGGCTTGTCACGCCCTGTTTTTCGGCAATGCGGGCTTCCATGGAAGTATCAAGGGCTTGATAATTGGTAAACTCTGCGCCCTCTGTCCACTCCACGATGTAACCGCCCGCGCCCTCGGGGGCAGCGTCCTCTTCCATC